GTTTTTTGTTTTTTTGTAATTTATGGGTCAGTCGTTGATTTTTGAGCTTTTTTTTATGAATTTTTTTATCAAGCAGATGCGCATTCAATAGATTAATAGCGGTATTTTTATCCATGGTGACAAAGGCATCTTCACCTACCTGCTTTCGCAAATTAGCATCATTTACGATAAATAACGTTGAATCAAATAATTCGTGATACATTTTCAAGTCCATTTCGGCTTTTTTAATCATCCATGTAAACAATGTATAATCTGGGTTGGAAGAGATATATCCCATGATGGTATTTTGATTATAAATACATACTTTTTTCGCTGGACGTTCGGCCTGGATAATATCCTGATATTGCCAGTATCCTGAATACGAAACCATTCTTTATCTTTAGATAACATTATTTAAATCAACTCACAGTGATTTTATTTATTTTTGATATACTAAATGAGAGTCTTATTTTTGGTCATGTATATATTAAAAGCGATCTGGGTATCCTTGCTTCTCTTGCAAACCATCGCATTTTTTATTTCAAAGGATGCCATTGTAAAATCATCTATTCCTCGTGAAGACTATGGTTATGAAACTTCATTTATTCGTTCAAATGATCCAAATCATCTAGCTGGAAGTGTACATACACTTATGGAACATAAAGAAGGAGAAAAAATTATGGTATACAAGATTTGGGGTATACATTATATGTTTTCTAATCGTTTGACCATGATTGGGACAATGGCATTTCTTCTCTATGTTTTTGTAGCATTTTATGCAATCCCCGCAGCTTTTCATGATGCAAGGATGAAAACGCAATGAGTAAAGTAACGGCCTGCAAAACATATAAAAAAGTTTTTTATATGTTATCCATCATCTATATTTTTGTAAATATCGATATCAAAATGATATTTCCCTTTACTAAATGTTATTCCGTGAATAGACAGTATTTCTCCATCTTCATATACAATATCTTGATTCGTGATCGATTTAAGCATAATACATAGATTTATTAAATTATATAATTTTTTCATATGAACTTGACGTAAATCATATTCATATTTCATTTGAATTAAAAAGTTTTGCAACAAGATATCTTTGGTACCTTTTTTCTTAATTTCTGCCCATGCACAACTTCTTATTTTTTTAATACTTTGTTCCACTTCTTCAAACTCTTTTAATAAAACAAGACGTTCATTTCGACTCATGATATGAAGTTTCTCTTTCAATAATTTTGTGATATCATCATAAATAGTTTGTGGTTCTTTATCTATAAACTTATACACAAAATCCTGACCTTTTATATTGGAACATAAAAATCCCTTGCTTATATAAGAACCGTTCGGACATATAGAATATGCTAAATTTTCAAATGTATCTTTCCAGAAACGATCTTCTGTATATTGTATGGTTTTTAAAAAAATAGGATAAATGATATCTCGTTGAATAGGCATATTGTTTCCTTTATTATATGGTATACTATTTAAATATAGATACGGGTATAATATTTAGTTTTTTATATATTTAAAGTCAAATCAATAAAAAAGATGTTTTCCTTTTCTCAACTGGGGCAAGATATAAATGTAATTGAATTTTATAATAAAAAAATAGGTGGATTTTTTGTTGAAATAGGTGCAACAAATGCCTTTCCATTCAAATACCTTTTTATTGGAAAAGGTTTTTGAATGGAAAGGCATTTGTTGCGAGCCTATTCCGGAACGTTTCAAACAATTGGTGACAAATCGATCAAATTCGTTATGTTGTAATGGAGCAGTATATCATTCAAGTGGTCTATCGGTTGCGTTCGATATAGCAAACAATTATGATTTACTTTCAGGTATCTCAGAATATATTGATGGGAAAGACGTAGTAGATGTGAACAAAACTACTATCAATGTTCCAACCATCACATTATTAGATTTATTAGATAATACCAATTCTCCATTATTTATTGATTATATCTCTATTGATACAGAAGGAACCGAATTGGAAATATTGAAACCGTTCAATTTTGAAAAATATACATTCGGATTGATGGATATCGAACATAACTTTGTGGAGCCACGACGAACGGAAATACGAAATCTATTGGTATCAAAAGGATACATCTATAAAGGTGAAAATAAATGGGATGACATGTATCAACATCATTCTGTGTCAGCTAGTCATGAATATAATCTAAAAGAAAATATACAAATAAAGAAAGATTAGGCGATGTCTGATGCACCGAAGGTACTCGAATTAAAAACAACGATCCAAATTGATAAAACAATTAAATTAATTGATATTAATGGAAAAAAGATTAATTTTATGTCAGATTGTATTGTCATGCCAAAACAACCAAAAACTGCTCCTACTTTTTTAATTAGTATTGTTCAACAAGATGAATTAGATACAGGTTCTATTCCATTTGAAAAATTTGATGGTACATTTTCCAGACGCGTAATGTATGAAAGTCCAGAAGGAGAACATAAAAATCATTATATTGTGGTAAAAAAGATACCGGAAGATAAAAGCAATGAGCCAATTGAATGCGATGTGGTGATTCGATTGACTGAATTACCTGCCCCAGCTCCTGAACCGGAACCGGAACAGGAACCCGAACAAGCACCATCGGACCAAGAAAATGATCTGAAAAATCAATTGTTTCAGCTTTCACAGACAAAAGAATATGAAGAATCTAGCAATCATGTAAATGAAAAAGCAGAAACGGATAGAAGCTCAATGTATCGCACAATTGCTATTGGCTGTTTAATTATTTTTATTTTTATTTTGATTAAAAAGTTATAATATAAAAATGCCAAATATACATATATATGAATTAGAACCATCAAAAATTATACCAGGAACTACATTACCAACTTTTAGAAATAGTGTATCATTTGGTCGTCCATTTTCATTTGGTAACAAAACGATGCAAATATCTTATTCCCGAGATTATGAACCAAACTCACCTTTATTGTCAGTTAAACTATCACAAGACCAAATGGCTAGTTATTTTTATTGGGTAGATGATGGAGTAAAAAATTATTATATAGATAAATTTGTCATATTATTGCTATTTATTCGATTTTTTTATAGTAAAAATGAAACTATTGAACAAACAATTACAGGTATCATTCGTGACTATATTGATTCATACAGTAGAGAAGAAGCATCTATTATTCGTCAAAACATAAATGACTTTATCACTAAAATGGATTGGGTTTTAAATAGTGAATCAACAGAAATTATTCCACATATATCTTTTTCAGCCGTAAAGAAGCGTTCCGTGATAAAAAATAACAGTTGATATAAAATGACTACATTTTATATTTATGAATATATCCAACCAAAATATTTACTTGAAAAAAGTAAGACACTTCTTTCTCCATATACATTTATCACGTCAAACCCATTTGACACACAAAGTTCAAGTGAATGGTTTACATTTGGAAAAAAGATATATATGATTTCGCAATATCCACTCACAGATCATAAAAATATGTTATTATTTGCCTATTTTGAACTACCATCTAATATATTGAATATACTAAAAAACAATTTGATACAGAATGCTAAAGATAGTGGTATCGATGAGTTTATTCCATTTTTATTGGTTGGTTATATGTTTAGTGAATACCAATATAAAAACTCAATTTACAGAATATTGTCCGTATACATTATGTCATGTCATCAGCATAAAAGATCTGAACCAACGGAAATTCGTAAAGAAGGTACAGATGAAAATATCATGATTACCGATCAAATTGAAATATGTCGTACAAGCATCAATAATTTTATTCATTTTATAAGATTTACCTATAATATGGATGTACCGATTCAAACCTTTTTTCGAGCACGCAAACGGAGTGCTAAACGGAGCGGTAAACGGAGTGTTAAACGGAGTGGTAAACGGAGCGCTAAACGGAGCGCTTTGAAAATGAAAAGTAAAAAATAAAAAAAGATGAATGTAAGCTATGCTACGATACAATGAGTGTCTAGGCTTAGAAACAATTGACAAAGAATACAAAGAGTTTGGGTTTCAGAAATTGGGTTTATTGCTTTCTAGAGAACAAGAAGAACATTATTGCAAAACCAACCATTTCGATTTTAATACAAATGTCCTTCAACATCTGAAATATTATATAAAATCGTATATTCCAAAATACGGAACAGGATATTGGAATTCAGATATTTCAGATGGCACTATTTATATTGGCGTAAATAACGAAGGAATTGTGAAAGGTATTCCTTATAAAGGTGAATTGAAAAAAGAATGGGTAGAAAACATTGTATTGAAAACTGTCAAAAAAAAAATCAAAGGAGGAAATATTACACCAGAACATATCACCGTAGAATTATTATCGGTAGAATCATGTGAAGAAACGACTGAAAGTGTTCACCCAGATTACCTATACTATCTTGAAAAGAAGAAAAACTACACAAAACAGTATAATGATTTTATGAAAATTTATCAAGAATGGGTGAATCGGTATGAAATTGTATCGTATCGATTGACAAAGATCGTTAATACAGAGTGGTCACGTGTACTCCTTATAGATTACATTAAACAAAAAGACCCATTTAATCCAATCATCAACTTGTTACAAACTGATTTTAAATTAATCTACATGTCCGGTGAAGAAATACGTGATTTGAAAACCAATCCAAACGAACCATATTATTGGGTAACACATTTCAAAGACGATATCATGCGACAATATAAAAAAGACAAGCCTATTTTCCATCATACATTTAAACAACGAAACATTCTATACAATTTATTAATAGGCGTTTCTGAAATGATTCCGTATTGGATGAGAGATAATCAAGATTTAAGATTATCTGTGATTCGTATTCACTTTCATAAATGCATAGCTCCGCCTTTTTACTATTATAATAAAAAATGGATATTGTGTAAAAGGTTGTATTTAAAAAATCAACCAGTATGTTTGCCAGACTATGAAATAAACATAATATCTCGTGATGATATAGGTTAAGAAGAGATATAAAAAAGGCTTGCTGAGCATGTAGCATAATTTTAAGATAATGTTAACCTTAAAATTATATTATTAAGACCACCGGGCTTGCCCGGTTGTGGACGGGACCCCGCTTAAAAGCTGGTGACGTTGACGGTGTTGCCATTCATTCCATTGTTCATCGACAACATGTCATATGAAGTGTATTGGTTGTCGACGGGATATCCGTTGTTCACGCCACCAACGATGTTGGACGTTTCGCCGTACATCTTGACAAAGTTGCCCAAAGTCGTGCTGGCTTCGTTGACACCAGCAATGGCTTGGAGGGCACCCGTCGACAAACTGGCAGGATCAGCCGGCGTCTGAAACCAACCCTTCTGGGAAGGATCGGGCATGACAGGCAAATCACCGCGAATCAAATCACGAGTACCATTACCAGCAAATCGGCCAGCCTTCAAGGTGGTCGTCATGGGTCGGTCATAGACCATGACGTCCTTGCCATCGCCAAGAGGATTGTCAATGGTACCGATCGGCAACATGTCGTTTTCCGGTACTTGGAAATCACTGCGGAGAGGAGGGTTAGCAACCTTGCCACCAGCAACATAGTTGGGACCGGGGTAGACGTCTGTACCAGGAGCGTGAAATTGTACCGACTTGCCCATTGCGGCTTCATAATTCTCTGTCAATGGAGTGCGCTTGCATTGGTAGCTATCCGTCATGCCCATCTTGTCATTGCTAGGGGCATTGTATCGAATCGATGCTGGGAGACCAATACTTGCCGATCGCAAAGGAGTGCTTTGTTGGTAATTTGGTTGAGTGACAAATGGAAACTTGTCGCCGGTTACTGCAGCGCCGCCGAGGCCAACATTACGATTTTCGAAATGCTCAACCTTTGGCTGACGTTGCTGCATTTGTTTTCCACGGGAATTTCCTTTAATATAAATATCATCTGCAAAATTCAATGAATTTGTTTCACCATATTTATCGGCGACGACTGCTTCTACTTTATTCTTTAATGCGCAACCTACCCAGTTTTCCTTGACCGACTTTTTTTGATCCATGCTCATCAATAGGGCACCGACTCCAATAGATCCTAAAACAGCTAACAGTACATTATCGCTCATGTTTATAAGAAAAAAAAAGAAAAAAATAAATTCATTTTGAAATTGAAAAAAAATAGTAGAAATCGTGTAAAATTAAAGATGTTGTCTGTTGTCGTCAAACCAATCATATTGGAGCCTAAACATCTTGATCATCGTATTCATGAAACAATCGAGGCAGAAGTCAAACGAAAATATGAAAAAACGTGCTGTGAAGAACATGGTTTAATCATTTCGGTCATTAAAGTATTGGATTTGGACAATACGGTAAATAAAGATTCAGTATTTATTACGTTTGTGGTAAAATTTAAAGCACTAACCATCAAACCTGAAAAAGGATTGCAGCTGACATTTACACCGACATTGATTATTTCAAAAGGAGTGTTTGGAAAATTGTACGAAAATATCAATCTATTTATCCCAGAGAGTCATTTGTCGACACATGGATATCTATTTGATGAAAAGATACAATCGTTTTGCCAAACTGCCAAAAAATCAAAAAGTACAAAAATCATTTCAAAAAGTAACGAGGTGCATGCAATGATTGAAGATATCAAATACGATTCTATTAAATACAATTGTATCATTGGATTACAAACAGGTCTTTTGTGAAAAGGCGATAATTATAATTTGAAAGTCACGTTGACTTGCAAATTTGCTTCTCTTATGAAGAGGACATTATTTACTTTGAGTTTATATACTGCTTTGTCAATTTCATAAATGCATCAACCCAATTCCATATCGCTTTTTTATCATCTTGATCCAATTGGCTACTTGTCCACAGATTTTTAAATAAATCAACGTTTCCAATCTTTGAGAACAACACATTGGTCAGGAAAAACTGATCATCGCGATGTTCAATAGAAGTCATTATTTCTTTATTTTGCAATACTGTTTCAAAATATCCAATAATTTGAGTAATAGGAATACGATCTTTTACAAGAATTCTTAATGCAACAAACTCTCCTTCATTTGGAAACATTTCAATCAATTCATCAAAAAAAGAGACGAGAGAATTTTGAAACTTTCCAAGAATCTGAGTGCTTGACATTTTTATTTGATTGTAGTCTTTTTTTTAAGTACATATTAGTACAAATACTTTCCGCCCTAAGCTCGCATCTTACTTTCGGGTTTTAGATGTTGTACTTGCTTTAGAATCATTTGCTTTCTTACTATTGACAGGTTTCTTTTTTGGAGAAGGAGGTTTGGGATAATCAGAAGATTCCGAATCACAGCTGTCTGAATGAGACAACTCTGATTCGGACGAGTTTGAATGAGACAACTCTGATTCGGACAAGTTTGAGTCTGATAATTCTGAATCAGAATCTGGTTGCGACATCTTTTTGAGCATTTGGTAAAAAGCCAATCGCTTCGGATCTTTTATCTTGTATTCAGGACTTGCACTCTTTTCCGAAGACGAAGACGAAGAATTTGTATGTTCACTAATATCACTCAGGTTTTTGAGTTGCTTTCCCTTGCCTTTTCCCTTACCTTTCGGAGGAGACAAATCACTACTTTCATATCGATTGTATTTCTTTGGAGACATATCGCTACTTTCATAACGATTTACTTTCTTATTCACAACCTTCTTTTTCTTAGGAGGAGACACATCACTACTTTCAAACCGATTGTATTTTTTAGATACAGTCAGTTCTTCTTCTGAATCTGATTCTTGTAACGAGTTTGACAATTGACTGATTTTTTGAATAATTTCTTGTTCTTTGAGACTTAGTTCCTTTTCACGTCGGCTTAATTCTTCTTCTCGACGGCTCAATTCTTTTTTCAATTCAACCAATTTACTAACTTCTTGCTCTAATTTAGAAAATTCAATGTTGC